GTTTAGCCAGTAGCAAGTGCAGGAGGCATCTGGTCTGAGGGATACAAAATGTTACACAGCCGTGGCTAGCTCTTAGAGCGAAGGTGTGTGTATGTGAGTGAGATAGAGAAAGTGGGAGTGGTGAGGGGTGCTATGCACCGGATTAATATATGACATGGACAATGGTAACACTGCGGACACGATATATGAGGGGGAGAGTCTCTGTTTTGAGAATCCAGTGCGTTGCGGCGCTGGTGGAATTGACGGAGTGCCCCCGTCTGGACATGGTCTTCCTGAATTTGCGCAACGATTCAATCATGACAATGACAACACTTACACTGAAATGCGGGTGTACACGACCCGTGCAACTGACCATTGCAAAGTGACGTGGGGAACGAGAATGCGACGACGCATGTATGAAGGGTTGCGGACAATTAACATTGGTCCGCGTATAGCCTCCTTCAACTTGGCGTCGTGCATCTGCGGTGTTAGCCCAGAACTGTATGACGAAATGCTCAAGGAAGAAGAGTTTGAGCGTGACGTCCGTTCTGCGGCACATCTAGACATCCATTTGGAAGTCGAGAGCACCGGTAGTAGAGAGCCCATCTCTACCAGGCAGCTGCTGGAAGCGCAGTTAGCCGAAACAGGACATCCTGTCAACAATATTGTGTATGGAGACACATTGTTCGTGCCAGAGTCACCTCCACCACCTCCAGCACCAGCTGCGTCTGTTGCTAGTAGTGGAGGTTCTCGTCCTTCCCGCCCCCGCTCCGGTGGCCGAGGAGGGGCTCGTCCCCCACGCCCCCCTGCTGGTGGTGGTGGACGACCGAGTGCGAATGTTGATGAGGAGGAGCAGAGGCCAACACCAAGTGTTCCCACGCCGTGGTATCGTCCACCGGCGATGTTTTGGGATACAGTTACGGTACAATCAGAAGACGCTAGCGACGTCGAGTCTGAGGTATCCGATATGGTGTCTGATCTTGAGCTTTCTGAAGAGGAGGAACCTTCAGGAGGTCCGGATGCGAGGGTTACGTTCAACCTATTGTATCCACCAATTCCGCCACCTTGTTATGGTGTGACACGTACAGAGGTTGTCACCAGACCAAGAGAAGCACGTGGTTTAGTGCTGAGGCAGATTGTGAATGGTCCCAGGGGGGCCACTACCGGGCGCGTTAGACGCAAGGTTAGGACAAGGCAGAGAGTAGTCAGTCCAGTCCTTGTGGCGACGATGGTTGCGGAGGTGATTTCGCGTGTGGGTTCGTTAAGGGACACGCCCGCGAATCGTTTGGTCGTCGAGCGCACTGCACTACTTAGGTTGAGAGAGGGAGAGGATGAAGGAGATACGTCGCGTAAATGGACCCCGGAAGCGGTCGCGTCGTATCTCCCCAGAGTGGTCCATGCATATTTCGCATGCAATGTCCATGCTGACGGTGTCGGCACAGGCGTTCGCGGTATGTGGGTGGACTTCCGTTCGTGGTTCAGATTAACCACGACTCTGCGAAGTTCTCCCATGATCTTCCAATAGGGGTGCCTATTTGACGTGGAAGGGATCGACACTGCCTCGGTGTTGGACCACCCGCACGTCGTGTGCCACTCAAATGGGCAGAGTGGCAAGAGGAGAATCTGGCGTCACCTTAGTGGCGTCAGTAACAATACCAACCTAGGAGTGTATAACAACAACCTTTCAGTTGGGCACCGTGCGTTCATGGAGCGTTATTTCTTTTGTGTGACCAAGGATGGGCCTAAACCGGCCTTAGGAGCACAGGAGAGTGAGTTCCGTGAAGACGTGCATTTGATTCAGTTTTGGACTGATGTGGTTAAAGGGCTCCGCGGGGCACCTGTTGCTGAACTACTTGAGGTGGTTAACAGTTATGAAGGTGCCAAGCGAGAGATGTATCACAAAGCCATGCTCGAGTATTATGCATATGGTGTCACAGAGAAGCATTCTAGGTTGAAGAGTTTTGTGAAGTTTGAAAAACAAAACTTGCGTAAAGCACCGCGTGTGATCAACCCACGTACACCAATTTATAACCTGTTGCTAGCTGCATATGTGAAGTTCGCTGAAAAGCGCATATTTGCCGCAATCAATCGGGTTTACGGAGATCACACATCACACACCATTATTAAGGGTGTGAACAGCATAGAACAAGCTGCGGTGCTTAGAGCAAAGTGGGGCAGGTTCACTAACCCTGTAGCTGTAGGGTTGGACGCTGCCAAATTTGACATGCATGTGTCAAAGTGGTGCCTAGTGTATGAACATATGTTCTACTTGGGCATCCATTCCCACAAGTCGTTCGGGGCTTTGTGGAAGAAGTATTCCCAATATCTTAGGTCGCATACACCGCACCGCTTAGGGAGTTCGTACAATCGGATGAAGGATGGCGAAAGGCCGGCATTGAGTTGGTTGTTGAAGCAGCAAGTGTTCAACAACGGCAAAGCATACTTCACCGACGGCACTCTCAAGTTCAAGATGGAGGGAACGCGTTCCAGCGGGGACATCAACACGTCTCTGGGCAATTGTATCATTATGTGTGGCCTAATCCATGCATGGCTCAAAAGGGTAGGGGTTGATGCTGAGCTTGCCAACAACGGTGACGATTGTGTCGTCATCATGGAACGTAGCGATCTGGACAAGTTTATGTCCGGAATCGTGGAATACTTTGAAGTCAAGGGCTTCAGAATGGAGGTTGAGGATCCCGTGATTGAGTTTGAACAAATAGAGTTCTGCCAGTCACACCCCGTCAACACTGGGAGGTTCGCCATTGATGGTGAACCCATATGGACAATGGTGAGGAATTTAGACACTGCGCTTGTGAAAGGAGCGATGTGCTTGATTCCTATTGCCAACGACCGTGCCTTCCGTAAGTGGATGGGTGCAGTCGGGCAATGCGAGGGTAGTCTCAACATTGGAATCCCAGTAATGCAGAACTTTGCGGCTGCGTATCGCAGGAATGGCCTCAAGGCCACCCGCAAGTTCGTTAACGAGGTGTATCGCGGGTCCACCCGGGCCCATCACGCGCCAAGCACGAAGGTTGAGGAACTAGAGATTCTCCCTGCTGCGCGTGCCTCCTTCTATATGGCCTTTGGTGTTCGCCCTGATGAGCAAATTGCTCTCGAGCAGCACTTTGACCACTTTTCTTATGATCGTTGTGTATCCCCAGTGCCTGGGCAGGATGCGATGAACAAGCCATTGTTTATCGTTCCTCCCATTATGCATCTGGTCAGCCCACTTAATTAACTGTAACATTTTTCAAGACACAGTTAACACAATGACCAAAAATAAGAAAGCGCCACGAGTTGTTATACAACGTGGCAAAAAGAAGACGAGCGGCAAGAAGAAGTCGAGTGAAGTAACAAGGTTGGGTGCAGCATTAAGGGCACTCGGTGGCCTTGGAGGGGGTATGGTAG